CACGTCGTCGTAAACAGGGTCATCTGGCCAGTGCTTGGCGAGGACACGTCGGCAATAGGGATCAATCTCGCAGAAGGCGACGGTTCGCATGCCGGCACGCTCGAGGCCGAGGGAAAATCCACCAATTCCGCTGAAGAGGTCGAGGACATTCACTTGCCCACCGCACTGTATGGCAATTGGCGTTCCTTATCGAACGGGCCGTTCGGGCGACCGTGCTTGGCGGTGAGCTCCTCGAAGGATTGGCCGGGCGGGATCGGATCGTGCTGGTACCGGGGTGGGTAACGTCGGTTCTTTTCTTCGTTGGCGAACCAGAAGCCTTTGTCTTTCATGGTTTTTTCCTCCTCGAAGTAACCAGTTGGTTACAAGTTTGAACTAACCAGTTGGTTACAAGTTTTTTGGACGCACCCCGGCTCCCGAAACCCTACCCTACCGCTGCGGGTGTGGCGGTAGACCAGGGATCACAATTTCAGCCCCGTTTTATCGGCCGCCCGTATCGTGGGCCTGACGCCTACCCCAGAGCACCTGCCCTGCAGCGGGGGAGTTTGTGGCCGTTTATCTCTCAGCACTGTGACTATGCAGTCGAGCCGTCGGGAGCGGTTCCGGCGGGGCATACCCGGCTTATTTGCTGTAGGGGCCGGTCTTCCTCTGGGGAGTACTTAAGGTTGGTCTTACTCGCCTCTCATTCTCGCGTGCGGGCGCGCCATTATTGAGCGCCGAAGCACGCACGCGAGCCCCTGATCCTTTCTGACTTGCTGCTATGGCACAACAGGAAATGGTTACGAGGCGTGACACGCCTGTGGATAACGTGGCGGCTTGTGAGAATAAAATTCTCAGCCACTACATATTGCGAGGAGTTCGCTTGGGTGCCGTAGTTCGTGGGGCCGCAGCGCGTGGCACCACCGCTCGGGCTGCAGTTCCTGCAGCGGCGCCGCGGCCAGTTCATGGCCATAGCACCAACCCCTGATCCAGTAGCGCGGGTGCTCCTGCGCCGACACCAGCAGATAGGCCCAGTTTCGTTTGATCGCGGCCGCGGGGGAGATCAGTTGCCGATCGTGGAACGGCACGCCTTTGACATCGATGAGTATGCGCGGGTGCTCGAGGTCGCAGATATTGGTGATGATCTGCGCCAGCAGTTCGATGTGCCAGGCGGTCATCCACAGGTAGGTCTTGGCCGCGCACTCGGTGCGGGTGCCGAGAATCTGGCCGGCCAGCGCCTGCGAGGGGGTAACGCGGCGGTTGTTGGTGTGGCGCGAGCCCGAGGCTTTGCGGGCCGCCTGGATGTCGACGGCGAGTTGGTCGCAGAATTCGGTTTCGATCGGGGTCAGGCTGACCCAAATGTCGGTCGTATTAACCGGCTGCTTCCTTCGGGCCCTGCTTGACGATGCGGGGCATCTTGTCGTCAGCAAGCCGCTCGCGCGGTGAAAACCGCTGCCGCTCGGTCACGAACACGGCGCGCACCTTCTCGACCATTTCCAGTTGCTGATCGAGCCATTGCAGATGATCGTGGGTTTCCTGCTCCTGCAGGTAGCGCAGGTCATCGCCGCGCAGCCGGGCATTTTCGGCCATGCGTTGCAGCCCGAGCACGAGATCGGTCAATCGGTCAGCCATGCTGGCTCCTGTGGTTATGGGCTGAGTGATGCACTCGGCAGGCCCCGCCGGCGTTGCCGGCGAGTGCGGCCGAGTTTCTGGGCGAACAGCAAGGGCGAGAATTTGCAGCCTTGGGCGGTCAGCCGCGGCGCCATCTCGTAGTAGGTATCCGGCGGTAGGCCGCGCGTGTGCCAATTGCTGACCACCCGGTAACTGATGCCGAAAATGGCAGCGACCTTGTTGGTGCCGCCCAGCGCGTTGATGGCCTCGGTTGCGGTAGCAATGATCATGCGTCGAGGCATGCCACATCCTGTTGTTGTTTTCAAGCTGTGGTATATGTAGCGCCATTCGTAAGGTTCCCGCAACAATGGCCCGGGGCGGTGGTGACGCACGCCGCCCCGGCATTGTTGCCTGTTGACATGGGTCACAGCTTGTGACATAAGGGGACATCGAAACGGGAGCAGGACAAATGACCGCCACCACCCAAGAAATTCTCGACGCAGCTTACGAAGCCCTCAACGGGTTGTCGATCGGCTGGCAGATGGCCAACGTAACGGACGACACCAAGCGCGCCGAACTGCAGGCCCCGATCAACGCCGGCACCGAGGCCCTCGTCACCCTCATCCGCAAGCTGGAGGGGGTGTCATGACCAAGTATCTTCTCATCTTCCGCCAGCAGTATTCCGAAAACACTCCGGAATATGGCCACGGCGATTTCCCCGACCAGATCGACTATCTCAGCGCAGTCGTTGAGGCTGATACGCTCCGCAAGGCACAGAATGCCGTGAAGAAGATTTATCCGGTCAAGTTTGGCGGCATGTTCTCGCCGATGCTGATCGAAACCACCAGCGAATATGCCCACCTCTACACCGGCCCGGCTGACAAGCGGCTATCTCCCGAACGTCAAGCCCGCCACGAAAAATGCAGGACGGCGCTATGACACCCAAACAACACTTCCGCGCCCAGCACATGTTTTATCTCGGCAGAAGGGTTGAAACGAACGGCAATCCCAACAAGCCGATCGTGAAGGTTTTTGCAAATAGCTGCTTTTTATACCCGCTCCATGTGACCACATCGCTCGATCTCGCAATGCGCTGGATCGAAGCCAACCCGATAAAGAAGGTGTCATGACCCCCAAACAACACTTTCGCGCCCTCCAGATCCGGCTCGAAATCGCCGAGTTCGGGATGGGGATGCCGTTGGATCGCGAGCGCGTGAAGGAACTGCGCGAGCAGGTGGAGCAGGCCCGCCAAGACGCCGCAGAGGCCCTCGTTGAAGCCGAGTTGGCCCGCATCACATCGGATGGAGCGGAGTGATGAGCAAGCACACACCGGGGCCGTGGAAGGCCGTCAATCAGACGACCTCCACCCTTCTGAAGCAGGATAGTCCCCAAGGCCGTTATCTGTTCAGCCTCAAAGAATACCCCGGCATTCCAGAGAGCGAGGCCAACGCCCGCCTGATCGCCGCCGCGCCCGATCTTGCAGAAGCCGTACGCGAACTGCTGGCAACACATCCGGCGGCATACCGCGAGCCGGGCAAGATCGACAACCGCACCGACAACGCGGTCAAGATCGCCCGCGCCGCCATCGCCAAGGCCGAGGGCGCGTCATGACCACCAGATACCGCACCTATGACGACTGGAAACTAGCCTCGCCCGATGACGAGCGCCCGCCCGATGACGAGCCGGATCATTCGACCTCGGCTGAACGTCGCAGCGATCTCATCGACCTAGTATGCAACGTCGGCGGCCTTGACGACCAATGGTTGGTCAACGCCAGCGAAAAGATGCTTCGCGATCTGATCATCGAATGGCAATCGGCCGCGCGCGCCATCTTGGATAGGGGCGACCTATGACCGACTACGATCCCGAGCGCGTCGATATGCGGATCGAAAGCCGGCAGGGCAAATTGGCCGCCAACGCCGAGGCGATCGAACGCTGGCAGCGCAAGCTGTTCAGGGCCGCCAATGAACTGCAGAAGCTGGTCGCGCAGCGCAAGCGGCTGCTCAACCCCAGCAAGGGCAAGCTTGTCTACAAGGGCGAGAACCTCACCGGTATGGGCGGCGGCGCCGTCGACGGCCTCAACGACGAGATCCCGCTGTGAAGAAGAAACAGCGCAAGCCGAAGCACGTCCTCATGCGCGAGCACAGGCTCAGGCCCATGATCCGCGAAGCCTGCCGCACCGGCATGGTCGAAGCGATCGAGCACTGCGGCAACTTCTGGAACGTCAGCGACGGCTTCAAGAAATATATCGAGCATCAGATCGCGACCGAGGCCGAAGCCTTGATGGCCGCCGTGAGGGCGGTCGTGCGCGAGGAACTTACCGCCAGCAAGAGGAAACGAAAATGACCATCGAAGCCCAACGCCTAGCCGGCCTGCAACAGGTCGCGCCGATACCGCCCAAGCAGGACGAAGGCCCGCCCATCCTGCATGTGTTCGAGCGCGCTCTGCGCGACGTGTCTATGCCGCTTGAGCGCGTGCGGGAAATCTATGCCCTCAAGCGCGAGATCGAGGCCGACCTCGCCGAGCAGGAATACATCCGCGCCCGCTCCCTGGTGGAGCAGGAACTGGAGCCGGTGGCCAAGGACGCCAGCAACCCCTCCACCCGCTCCAAATACGCCACGCTCGCGGCCGTGATCCAGGCCGTGCGCCCGGTCTACTCCAAGCACGGCATCGTCATCGAATTCGATACCGGCATGGCCGATCCTGCGCTCGGCGACGGCTGGATGCGGGTGCTCGCCTTTCTGTCGCATCAGGCCGGCTACAAGCGCACGTTTCACATCGATATGCCCAGCGATGGCAAAGGTGCTCGCGGCAATGACGTGATGACCCGCACGCACGCCACCGGCTCGGCCTATACCTACGGCCGCCGCTATCTGCTGCTCGGCATCTTCAACATCGCGGTGGAGGATGACGACGGCAACGCCGCCAGCCGCGGCAAGGCCACCGGCGAACTGCTCAACGCCGATCAGATGGAATACGTGTGGGAGAAGGCGCGCGAATACTGCGATCCCGACGTGCAGCAGGAGTGGATCGAACTGCTGGTCAAGTCGGTCGGCCACGACACCCTGGCTGAGGTGCCGGCATCGCTGTTCGAAATGCTGCGGCAGAAAATCATCGCATGGCCGAAGTCGCCGGGCGCCGCCAAGTGGAAAACGCAATGACGGTGGAGATCATCGATTGCGAGCAGGGCTCGCCGGAATGGTATCAGGCGCGGTTGGGCATCCCAACCGCTTCCTGCTTCAAGGATGTGAAAGCGCAGGGCGAGGGCAAGGTGCGTTCCACCTACATGCGCCGCCTTGCCGGCGAGATCATCACCGGCCAACCGGCCGAAACATTCCGCTCGCCGGAAATGGAGCGCGGCAGTCGGATGGAGGATGAAGCGCGCGCCAACTACATCTTCGGCTGGAACAACACCCGGCCGACGCGCGTGGGCTTCGTGCGCCGGGCCTATGTTGGCTGCAGCCCGGATGCGTTGCTGGGCGATGACGGCGTGCTGGAGATCAAGACGCAAAAGCCCGAACTGCTGATTGCCACCCACGACGCCGATCGGTTTCCGCCCGAGCACATCGCGCAATGCCAGGGTGCGCTGCTGGTCACCGGCCGCAAGTGGGTTGACCTGTGCGTGTACTGGCCGGGCATGCCGATGTTCGTGCGGCGTGCCGAGCGCGACGAGGATTACATCGACATGTTGATGGACGAACTCGCCCGCTTCAACAACGAACTACAGGCCATGGTCGCGCGCGTGCGCGCCTATGGGCAGAGGGCGGCAGCATGAAAGACCGCATCCCGATCATCCGCAACGTCCTGCGCAACGATCTGCTCGACCGCATCAAGGAGAAGCACGACCAGTGGTTTGCCGACAGCATGGAGCTCTACAAGATGGGCGGCCTCAAGCCCGGCCAAGCCGTCAACGACGTGATCACCGTGATGACGTACCAAGTCGTCTGGCTGCTCGATTATTATGATGTCGACCTGAACGAATTCATCGACGGCTTGCGCAGCACCATGCACATTTACCGGAAAGCAAATGAGCAATGACCGCGCCCCCGCCGATGTTCTTTGTGTGGAATGGATCGGAGTTGGAGCCGATGGAGAGGTTTTCGCGGCTGGCCGAGCAATCGTTCACATCAGGCCATTGCTACAAGATGATGGTGGTGGAGGAGGGCGAGCGGCGCTCGTCAGAGCAGAACGCCAAGATGTGGGCCATGCTCACCGAATTCAGTCAGCAACTCCAACACGGCGACCGCTACTACGATCCCGAACATTGGAAGGCGATCCTGCTGCACGCCTGGGGGCAGGAGATCGAATTCCTGCCGGCGTTGGATGGCAAGGCCTTCATTCCTTACGGCAACCAGAGCAGCAAAATGCTCAAGCGCGACATGATCAGCTTTCTGGAATTCATCCTCGCCGAAGGCACCAAGCGCGGCGTCAAGTTCGCAGACGATCCGGCCGACCACTTGCGTGATCACAAGGCGTGACATATGGTGTCGCTGTTCTGCCAGAACAGGAGGATCAATATGGCAAAGAAGCGCAAGACAACGGCGACGGTACGCCACCCGTTTTTGTACCGGCTATCGTTCACCGACAAAAGCCCGCCGCTGATCAAGAAGGCTATGGCCCGGGTGCATTACTCCACCCGGCCCGTCACCATCACATTGACCGCCGAGCATGTTCGCAAGTCGATGAAGCTTGGCGGCGCCGGCCGCTCCGACATCTGTGCCGGCGCCATCTGCACCATCGCACATGCACAGTCGTTTCCGCATCCAGTGGTCGGGGGCATGGATTTCCACGCCACCCGCGTATTCATCCCGAGCAAGCGCAATGCCTTTGGCCTGCCCTCCGACTGCTTTGTGTACGAACACAACGCAACCAAGGTGGCTGAACTCAACGACACCCGCGGCGGGCAAGCCAAACTGCTCGAAATGATTGAGCGCGATGGCCCGATCAGCATCGAACTCAAACCCCACCGCGTGCGTTCGATCGTCGGCCGGCCCGGCAAGGGGCGCGGCAAGAGCGGCAAGCGTGCCAAGAGCCTCGGTCGGGGGGCGCGACTGCGCTGGGCGCGAATGCAGTTGGGAGGCCCACCGGCGTGAGCCGCACTGAATTCAGCACTAAGATTAGGGATCAAGCCTATGAACGATCCGGGGGGTTCTGTGAGTGCGGATGCGGAAGACCGCTTGTCGTCGGACAGATCGACTACGATCACAGAATTCCCTGGGATATCAGCCGCGACAGTACACTGCAGAATTGTGTTTGCATGCTGCGCGGATGCCATCGCACAAAAACTAGAGCAGATATCCGCGACATTGCAAAAGGCCGGCGCATCCGACGTAAGCATCGCGGTATCCATAAGCG